TGGCACTGCTGGGGCGACTGGGGCGACTGGCGTTGGCACTGCTGGGGCGACTGGGGCGACTGGCGTTGGCACTGCTGGGGCGACTGGCGCGACCGGCGTTGGCACTGCTGGGGCCACAGGATTAACTGGATCGACAGGATTAACTGGATCGACAGGGGTAGCTGGCGCTACAGGGGTAGTGGGTAGCACTGGAGCAACCGGAACTAATGGTTCCACGGGGGCAACTGGCGTTGGCACTGCGGGAGCAACTGGAGCTACAGGCGCAGGAGTTTCGCTTCCAGTTTCGATTGCCAATGGGGGAACTGCTTCTACGACCGCTCAATCTGCCATCTCCAACCTCGGAGTTGGGATGCGGATGGTTGAGGCACAGACTAATGTTGGATTTGCGGGAATAATGGTTGGAAATGTGTTTACCGTTACGGCAACAGGGGTATTCACTGGCGCGGATAGCTACACAATAGTTGTAGGTGACATTATTGCATTTACGCTTCAGGGTGACACAAAACAAAACGGTTTTTGGGAAGTCACAACTGTTGGAGCTGTTGGTGTACAGGCTGTTTTTACAAGACCAGCGTGGTTCACTGGCACAGTGCGAAATGGAATGTGGATGACTCGATTTGGGTCGTCCCAATCTGGTTATGTAATGGCATTTTTTAATACTGCTTCCAATGCAGACATAATTGTTGGAACCAGTCTTATTTCTGTTGTTCGAATAAGCTACAGATTTGCTGCTGCAACTACTCAAACAAACACATTTTCAGGACGGCAAACTCTTCTTGGAAACTCAGCAACTAATGCACCTTTTCAGTTTCAGACAGCATCAGCACTCGTAACAAATCCAGTGGCGCATTACGTTGAGTGGGATAACGCCACTATGTACACAACTGCCTTGTTCTCAGCAACTGGAACATGGACAGCAGGCGTTAATCCCACTGTTACATTAAGCACTGGAACAACTGCTGGATTGCTTGTTGGAGGGACTATTTCTTCTGGAATTACCCCAAACACATTGACTGTTGGCAGCGTATTGACTTCCACTACATTTACACTGGTTGGGACAGCAACAAATACAGCAGCTACAGCAACTGCGTTTACAGCAGCAGGAATCAGAGACAACGTCCTTACGCAAAACTCATTCGGAACCTACTAATTTATGGCCTCATTAATCCCAAAAGTTAACGCAACCGCTGGGTCTGCAACTGCCCCAGGAACAGGCGCCCTGGTAACAGGCGAGCTTGCTGAAAACAAATTCACCGGACGGCTTTACGTTAAAACGGAGTCTGCTGCGGTAGTTGATCCTGCTCGCGTCACGCTTTCCGGTGACGTTACTGGAAGCACTGCTACGGCAACGAGTGAGGCCCAAGGTGGGACAATTGCTGCGACTGTGGCTAAGATTCAAGGTCGAACTGTTGCTGCGACTGCACCGGCAAATGGCGAGACATTTGTTTGGAACGCGGCAACATCTCAGTTTGAACCAAAGTCACTGCAAGTGCAGACGGCAAAAACTGCTGCCTATCCATTAGTGCTGACTGATGCAAACACGTTAATTCCATTTAATTTGTCTGCCGGTGCAGCTCTTACTGTTCCTTTAAATTCTACTCAGGCGTTTCCGACTGGAACGCAAATCCTTGTGCAACAAACGGGGATTGCGGCAAATCAAGTCACGGTTACCGCAACAGGTGGAGTTACATTTCAATCTGCTGGTGGGAAAGTAAAAACAAATACTCAATACTCAATTATAACCCTAATTAAAGTTGCAACCGATACCTGGGCATTGGGAGGTGACTTAGCATGATTTTATCTGCTGGATTATTTAAACCGTCAGCAGCAGTTATCACTGATGGGTTTGTTGAGTTTACTGCTACTGGAACTCAATCAATTACCGATTCAATGATACCATCTGGAGTTACCAGAGTGCGTGTTCATCTTATTGGTGCCGGAGGAGATCAGTATAACCTTACCACTGGAGTTGCTGGTCAAAACGGAGGATTTTCTTCATTTTCTGCGGCAGGAGTATCTGTAATGGCCGGAGGTGGAGGAGGCGCATTTATTTTTCTTGGTACGGGTAGTTATTCTCGGGGAGGAACAGGAGGATCTGTTGCTGCGGTGAGTGGTGTTTTAGGTGCTGGAACAGGAGGATCAGGAGGATATAGAGGTAATGGAGATGTTGGGATAAAAGGAACAATTGGAATTGATGTAGGATTAGGAATGGGTGGAGGAGGAGGAGGAGAAGGCGGAGAATATACAAGTTCTTGTTGTCCTCCTATTCCATATCAAGGAAGTGCAGGAAATGTAGGAATACAACCTGCAATTACAACACGTTATTTTGCAGGAGGTGCAGGAGGAGGGTATGGCTCAGGACAAACATTGCCAATTTACACAAAAGGCAAGGGGTCAGATGGCACTGACAGTGGGCTTAGTGGTGGAGGTGGAGGTGGAGCTTATGCAATGTTTTATGCTCCAGTTTCTGGCGCAACAACTTATACAAATGCAATTGTTGTTGGGCTTGCGCCAAACGTAAACGGTCTTAGTGCTCCTCAAATAGCAACTAACGGATATTGCAGAATTGAATGGGGTCCTGGAATATGAAATATGCTTTAATTTCTACAGTTGAACTTGAACAACCATATAGTTTTCGGCAAGTTTGCATTGAAAAACCAATAGGCGAATTTAATGGAATTTTTTGGATCGATCTTCCAGAAGACAGTGTAATTGATCCAACTACACATATTTATACAGATAGTGGATTTGAATTAAAACCAGTAATAAATTCAAGTGAAAATTCAAATGTTATCACTTCAACTGGATTGTCTACTACGGTAATTTAAATGTTAACTGTAACTCAATTTGAGTTTGGGAAATTAAAAGGAACCGTTTACGACTTTTCCCAAATTGGGGACATTGTACCCATGCACACGCACGACAAGGCAACTGCTCACATCACGATTGTGGCTAAGGGGAAAATGCAGATTTCCATCAACGGAGTGATGCAAGAGTATGAATCCGGCAAAGTTGTTGATTTTCCCGATAACCAAGAACATGAGTTTGTTGCGCTTGAGCCTGGTAGCCGGATTGTAAACATTCAAAAAAATCTCTAGCGTTCACGCTAGTGGTAATGTAGACCAAATCGCGCATGATCCAACTACACTGCCTTGCAGTGCCACACACCATCAGTAACGATGACTATGTGGCTTGTGCCTTCACTCAGAAGGTGCGTAAGTTCTTGACGATGTTCAAGGACTCATCGAAATACCGTACCATTCATTACGGGCATCCTGACTCAGATACTGACGCGCATGAGCACGTTGATGTGATTGACAACGAGACGCTTGTTTCCGCGTATGGGGAGTACGACTGGCGGAAAAACTTGTTTAAGCATGGAATTACAGATCTGGCTCACACGGTGTTTAACGAGAGAGCGGCGAAAGAAATTAAGGTTAGAAAAAAGAAGGGCGACCTTGTGCTTTGTTTTTGGGGAGGCACTCAGGTAGCGGCAGAGTCAGCCAACGAATCAGACCTTATCATTGTTGAGCCTGGGATAGGCTCAGGCGGGGCTTTCGCTCAGTTCCGGTGTTACGAGTCGTATCCGTTGAAAGCGGCCTTTGTGGGAACTCAAGGAGTCTCGTACTGTGATCCAAAGTGGTACTGGAGAGTGGTGCCAAATTACTTCAATCTGAACGATTTTAATCCAGCCCAAGACCGCGAAGAGTTTGCACTCTACATCGGCAGGATCGGCAGAAACAAGGGGCTGGATATTGCCATTGATGCCTGCTCTAGAATGGGAGTTAAACTAAAGGTTTGCGGGCAGGGTAGCTCTACTGATGTTGGGTTTGATCAATGGCCAAGTCATGTGGAATACTTGGGATATGCTGACATTGCCACCCGCAAACAACTGATGGGTACGGCTAAGTTTGGGTTCCTTCTTTCGACGTACTGGGAACCATTTGGGGGAACAGCAGTTGAAATGATGTTGTCTGGTTGCGTTCCAATCTGCTCTGATGCCGGTGCAATGACCGAATACATCGTGGATGGTGTGAATGGATTTCGTTGTAACACGATGGGTGACATTTTGAGGGCTATTCGGCTTGTGCCAACCATTCGGCGCAACCAGATGGTTTGGTTCGCGCAGGACAACTTTTCCCTTGATGCCGTTCGGCCCAAGTTCGAGCGTGCATTCGATGACTTTTCTGATGTTTTCAATGCTGGAGGATGGTACGAAGACCATAACCGAGAATTGGCAGGTGTTGGGATAGACTACAAACCATTGTATCTATGAGAATTATTGATGTTGGATGCGGTCCTGGAATTTATGTGAAAGCCCTGCGGGAGGCTGGCATAGATGCAAATGGGGTTGATCTTGACCCATGGTGTCCATACGACATCATGGATGTGTTTTCGGACGAGTTTGAGGCAAAATACAAAGGCTATGACTTAGCCATGTGTCTTGAGGTCGCGGAGCATTTGCCAGAGTCAAAGGCTGGCGACCTTGTCAAAAGGCTTACAACACTAGCACCTACGGTTCTGTTTTCTGCTGCTGTGCCCAATCAAGGCGGGCATGGGCACATAAACTGTCAGCCAAAAGAGTACTGGATCAACAAATTTGCGGAACTCAACTACGTTGTGGATTTGGAATCAACCGGCAAACTTTTAGAATTTATCACCTCTGGATACCACATGGGATGGTTCAAAAATAATGCCGTAGTTTTTAAGCAATATGGAGCGACCTGTTATGCCAGCATAATTGAAGAAGAAACTCCACAGGCTATAAGGCTTGCCGAGTACTTGTCCAAAAATAAACTTTAATCGGACCTTGAGCATGGTTTAAAAAAAAGCCTTGAGATTCAAGACTTACCGGATACATACTTGCCTATGCCAAAGAAGCCTTCCACATCTTCCAAGGTAAAGCAGAAGCCACAACCTTACCCAAAACGTGCAAGTTCCAATCCTAAACGGGATTTACGCGGACGAGTCGTCCAATTTTAGGACCGGCTATCCGCGGAACATGGTGCCGCTTCCCAAGAAAACCGGCATTTCTGAGGGCTATTTTCGCCCTGGGGATGGAATCATTCACATGGTCGATGGACCTGGAATTGATCGGGGCGGCATCAATTGGAATGGCACCTGTTACAGGGTAATGGGAACCAAACTGGTTGCCGTTAACGCTAACTGGACCATCACCGTCATTGGAGACATCGGAGGCACTGTTGATGATCGAGTGAGCATGGATTATGGCGTTGATTGGCTTGCTATTGCTTCAGGGGGTAAACTCTGGCTTTACAATGGGGAAACTTTGGCGCCTGTAACGGACACTGATATTGGAACGGTATTGGACGTGCAATGGGTGGACGGGTACTTTATGACAACAGATGGTATATATCTGGTTGTCACTGAGTTAAATGACCCATTTTCCGTAAATCCACTCAAGTACGGATCTGCTGAAACTGACCCAGATCCAATTGTGGGCATTTTGAAGGTGCGTAACGAAATTTACGCGATGGGCCGGTACAGCATTGAAGTGTTTAGCAACATAGGAGGAGAGCTATTTCCGTTTGCGCGAGTGCCAGGGGCGCAGGTGCAACGCGGAGCAATTGGAACTCATGCTTGTTGCTACTGGAACGAAACCATCGCGTTTTTGGGTAGCGGCAGAAATGAAGCGCCAGCAGTGTATGCAGTGTCTTCCGGAGTTGCGACTAAGTTGAGTAGTCGAGAAATTGATCAAAAACTGCTTCAATACACTGAGGAGCAATTATCTACTGCAATTTTAGAATCTCGGATTAATTCTGGGCTAAAGCAGCTTTACATTCACTTGCCGGACAGGACGTTGATTTTTGATGCAGGCGCATCTCAGATCACAGAAGGTCCATGTTGGTATTACGCAACCACTTCAATTGTTGGGTTTGCTCAGTATCGGGCAAGAAACATGGTGTGGTGCTATAACAATTGGATTGTCGCGGACCCGCAATCGTCTGCGCTTGGAATTTTTACTGAAACTCTTTCGACGCACTGGGGAGAAAGAATAGGGTGGGAGTTTAACACATCAATAATTTTCAATGACTCAAAAGGTGTGTTATTCCATGAGCTTGAATTAGTTGCGCTTAATGGCAGAGCAGAACTTGGAGCAGATCCTTCAATTTGGACTAGTTATTCGGTTGATGGCGAATCGTGGAGTGTTGAAAAGGTAGCCAAGGCCGGAAAACAAGGGGACCGGCGCAAAAACATAACCTGGCTACGCAACGGATATGCTCGCGACTGGAGAATCCAAAAGTTTCGAGGCACTAGTGACGCGTTTTTATCGGTCGCAAGATTAGATATGCGAATTGAACCACTAAAAGGGTAATATGGCGTTTGACGTAAAGCAGTTAACTCGAAACGAATTGGCAAAGTTTTTGCCAAATCAGCGAGCTATTTCTGCTTTTGAAAACCTTTTTGCCGTACCGGAATCTGTAAACGCAAACGCTCAGGAAATTCAAGATGCCAACTTAAATTCCGCATCCGCGGAGGCTAAAGCGCAGGTTGCGTTGGATGAAGTTGGTGCAGCAAAAACCGCAGCAGATAACGCTCAAGCAACTGCAAATTCAGCTCAAAATACAGCAAACCAAGCACTAGCAGATGTTTTACTTCTTGCTCTGGCACCACCACTTGTAATGTAATATGGCAGTCACAATCCTTAACATCATTCCTCGAAAACAAGCCGAGGCAACTCAAACAGGGCAGTACACATCGAGTGGAGTAAAAACCATCATCGACAAGTTTACAGTGACTAACACATCCGGATCTGCCGCGACCTTTAGCGTAAATCTTGTAGCAAACGGAGGAAGCGCCGACGCAACAAATTTGGTCTTAAATGCCCAAAGCATTGCTGCTGGAGCCTGTTACCTATGTCCAGAACTGGTGGGACAGACTCTTGAGGCCGGTGGATTCATTTCAACCCTTGCTGGCACTGCTAGTGCATTAACTATTTCTGCTTCTGGAAGGCAAATTTCCTAATGCTAGTTATACCTGAAATCTCCGAAAAACTCGAAGCAGCAATGGTTCAGATGCCACAAGCTGAGTGTCCGGTAGTGCATCACTTTGGCCCTGGAGTGTACATTCGCGAAGTGTCGATGCCTGCTGGCACTTTGGTGCTGGGACACAAGCACCGGTACGCGCACATGAATATTTTAGTGAAGGGACGCCTCAAGTTTTTGTGCGAGGACGGTGTGGTCCGAGAGTTTGCTGCGCCAATGGTGATGGCAGGAAACCCTGGCCGGAAACTGGCACTGATACTTGAAGACACGGTCTGGCAAAACATCTACGCTACCGAGGTAACTAATCCTGTAGCGTTAGAAGAAATCCTGCTGGATAAATCACCGGCATGGCATGAGTACGCTGAACAGGTGCGTTTGTTTGAGCAGGAGGCAAGGCAAGCGGATCGAGAAGACTTCTTGAAAGTTATTGGCGAGTTTGGGCTTGATGAACCTACGGTCGAATTAATTTCACAAATGGAAACCGATCAGATCGAGTTCCCGCCAGGGTGTGGCACTACGCTTGTAATTCAGGACTCAGCTATTCACGGCAAGGGGATGTACAGCACTGTACCGGCAAAACCATTTGACGTTTTGGCGCCTGCAAGGCTTAATGGGAAACGAACTCCCGCGGGACGTTGGGTGAACCACTCTAAAGATCCAAATTGTTTCTTTGTAAAAAACGATGTTGGTGACATTTGGCTTTTGGCAATGCGTGACATTGCTGGATGCCGAGGAGGCGATCCAGGAGAAGAATTGACGGTTGATTACAAGCAGGCGCTTTTATGCGCTGAAACTTTCAAACTGAAAAACCCATGAGTGCAATTGCTGCTGCTGTTATTGTTAGTGTAGGTGCCATTGCGGCTGGAACCATGTCGTACATGGGTGCCAAGGCGCAAGGAAAGGCGGCAAAAGAAGCAGCAGAAATGCAGGCAAAATATGGAATGTCCGCAATTGACGCGGAAACTGCTCGATTTCTTGAGATGAAAGAATTGATGCAACCATATGCTGATGCTGGTTATGGGTCGCTAAAAACCCAGCAAGATATGATTGGGCAAAATGGTGCTGATGCTCAACAAGCATCAATTAATCAAATTACCAATGGGCCTTTATTTGGCGCTCTAACAAAGCAAGGGGAAACTGCATTGCTGCAAAACGCGTCTGCAACTGGAGGTCTTCGAGGGGGGAATGTTGAGGCGGCGCTTTCTCAGTTTAGGCCGAATCTTTTGAGTTCGATGATGAATGATCAGTACGCAAAACTTCAAAGCATGACTGCTTATGGGCAGGCCGCGGCAGCAGGGCAAGCCGCGGCAACTCAGCAATTAGGTCAAGATACAGCAAGCGGACTGCGCGGAATCGGAAACGCTTTTGCCCAAGGCACTGTTGGTGCCGGAGCGGCAACTGCTGCTGGGTACAACGCAATTGGCGGGGCAGTTCAAGGAATCGGAAACAATATTGCTGGTCTTGATTACCTAAAATTCAGACAAACCGGAACCGGAATGTTCTAATGGAATACTACATCCCACCTCCTCAAACCAAAACGCCGGACTTTATGTCCACCATGCAGGGGTTTGCTGGTCTTGCTCAGATGGCAGACCAAGCGCAGCAGGCGCCGGTCAATCTGGCTACTGCAAAAACAAACCTTGAGATTTTAAGCCAAAGTTACGAACAGAATAAGCAAATGAATCCGCTTAGGCTTCAAATTGCTCAAAGCGAAAAAGATCAAGGTGATGAGGCGTTGAAGTTGGCAAGGATGAACAATGAGATTAAACAGCAGGCGCAGTTTAACATGAAGTCTGCCATTCAAGAAGTGCAGGCAAACCCAAGCTCAAAGGCCGCGCAGAACGCATTGCTCGCGTTTTCAGCAATGGACCCTACTGGCGCAAATGGTCTTGAAGGTTCGATTGCAAAAACGGATGCACAGCAACGCCGGTTGGTATTTGATGCCAATTTCAACGCATTTATTGGAATGCGAAATGGGTCGCCAGATTCTGCTATTGCAGCAATAACCCAGGCGCGAGATGCCGCGTTGAATTCTGGGCAACCGGATCTGGCTAAAAAGTTTGATCAAGACCTGCAGTTGGTTCAAAAAGATCCAACTGCCGCGTACAATAAATTTACTCTTATTTCTGCAAGCAGTCCGGATCACCGGCAGGCAATGAATGAGATGACCAAGGCAGACACATTGCCTTCTCAAGTGCAGTCTCAGGTTAATAAATTTGTCGCCGCGGCAGATTCTGCAGGAAAGCAAAATACAACAGTTGGAGATTTGCTTCGCAGATGGCAAGATGTTCCAGAAGACGAGTCTGGACCTGTTAGCAAAATAATGTCTCAAGGAAGGATAGCGATTTCTAAAGAAACTCCAACAGATGTGCTTCGCAAAGAAACAGAAGCTGCATTTAACTTGGAACGGCTCAAAGCATTTAAGGAAGAGGTTGGGTCAATGGGTATCCGCAACCTTAAAGAATTTGAAACTGCTCTTGCTGGTAAAACAGATCCATACAGTAGCAAGCAACAGGTAATTGACAGGTTACAAAAAATCTTTCAATTTACGGAAATGGAAAAAGCATACCAGCAGGCAAATGCTGATTGGTTGACGACTTTCCGAGGATCGAGTATTGCCACCAGAGATGCAATGGTGAATGGAATTCAGATCCCAAAGGGATCAAACGTGCAAGGATTTAAGAAAGCAATTGCAAGTTCAATGTTCCCTGAAGCACAAGCGCCGGTGGGAAATGCGCCTGTAACAGTCACAATGCCTGACGGCAAAACTGGCACTATTCCAAAAGATCAGGTTGACGCATTCAAAAAGAAATACCCTGGGGCTAAGTTCCAGTAATTTTTGTTATGGCAAACGATCCTTTTGCTGAATTTGGTGGGACGGCTACGCTTTCCGGCGAAAATCTTTCGCCAGAGGAGCAGGCTAAACGCGATTATGAGGAAGCAATTGGGTCTGGAACACTTTCTGTATCTGCGGTAAAGCCTGGAAACACGCAACCTCCAGAAGGAGATCCGTTTGGTGCGTTTGGAGGAAAATTGCTTGGCACTCAGCCCTCTGATGCAATTCCTCCCTCAGAAACAACTGCTGGTGGTCTTGCTGGTTCCGCACTTCGCGGTGCCGCCCCTACTGTTGCTGGTGCCGGTGCCGGTGCCTTGATTGGTGGTGGCATTGGTGCGCTTGCTGGAGGTGCTGGCGCAATACCTGGTGCTATTCTTGGCGCCCGTGTGGGTGCTGCTGCTGGTCCGATTCTTGGCGACCTTGGTGTAGGTGCGATCAACTCAATTTTTAACACGCACTACACTCAGCCAACGGAAGCAATTCAACACTTTCTTACTTCGATTGGCGTACCGGAAGCGAAGACCGAAGCAGAACGCATCGTGCAGGCATCTTCCGGTGCTGTAGCAGGCACTGCTGCGACTATGGGCCTTGGTGGCGCTATGGCCGGTGCTGCCAATAACACTGTACGCCGAATCGGACAGTTCCTTGCTGCTAATCCGGAACAACAGATTGCTGGTGCGGCAACCGGTGGGGCCGCGGGACAGGAAGCTCAAGAAATGGGAGGCGGCACCGGCGCCCAGATTGCTGCAAATTTAGCGGGAGGGATGGCAGGAGCAAAATTGGTAGGGAGTAGGCTTGTTCCTAGCGCAGTAATTGCAGCAAGGCAGCAACTTGTCAGGGAAGCAGAGGGGCTTAGAATACCACTTAAAACGTCTGATGTTTTTCAAGGCAAAGCTGGAATTTTAAAAAATACCGGCGAAGCATTTCCTGTTGTAGGCACTCGAAATTTAATTAAAAGCCAAGTTGCAGAACGAAGGGCAGCAACTCAAGAGTTGTTAAATCAATATGGAGCGCAACCTGGGTTGGTAGCAAGAGATCAAGATTTAACGCGTCTTTACAATTCGTTTGAAATTGGCAGGGGGCAACAACTTAGAGCAGCAACTGATTTAAAAAGGCAAGCAATGGAAGCGGCAATGGCAACAAATTTGCCAGTTCCAACTCCAAACGGACTTGCTGCAATAGATAATCAAATTCAACATTTGGCGGGGTCAATGAATGAAGAGCAAATTGTTCCTGTTTTGCAAAGGTTTAGAAATGCAATTGAAATGGGCAATTTAGCAAATATTGAAAACGCAAGGCGCGAAGCTGGCAGACAATTTACTGCACTTGGACTTGGGGATATTAGGACTCAAGGACAACAAATAATGAGCAGTATTTATGCTCCAATACGAAGAGATATTGGAAGGTTTATTGAAACACATGGAAATCTCGGGGATGTTCGCAGATGGGAAGTTGCCAATAGAAGAATAACTATTCTTGCTGACCAACTTAACGAAAATATTCTTCGTTCTGTGTTAAGAGAAGGCGAAAGCACTCCGGAAGCAATTCAACGCCTTATTTTTAATTCTCCCACAAGCAGAATTGCAAATACTTACAGATCTTTACCTGCAATTGGGCAATCTCAGTTTAGAACTGCCGTAATTCGAGAAGCAGCACAAAATTCAATGGTTGAAGGTCAAGTTAACCTTCGTCAGTTTTCGACTAATATCCGAAACCTTGAAAGGCAATTAAATATTGGATTTACTCCTGATCAACGATTGCAAGTTGAAGGACTTGGGCGCGTATTAGAAGCAACTCAATCGGCAGAAAAACCGTTTTCAAGCCTACCAAAAATGGTTGGGGTAACAACAATTACTGCTACTTCACATTTTCTTCATGCAGGTTGGTTAGCTTCCATTACAACTGCTGTCGGTGTTACCGGAAGCATTGCTGCTTTATCTCGCATTTACGAATCTTCACCAGTGCGAGATACTTTAATCCAACTTGCTCGCGTACGCCCAGGTACGGTAGGATACGATACCGCATTGCGATCTGCGATGGAAGCATTCAACACTGAACTCACTAAAGAAACCCAAAAGCAGGAGAAGAAAAAATGATCATCCAGTCTCCACTGCCTCAGTTCCTTGACCTTTCCGGCAGACCTCTTGAGCAGGGATATCTGTACTTTGGTCAGTTGTACCTCAACCCAGAGACAAACCCACAGACGGTCTTCTGGGACGCAGATTTCACAATTCCCGCGGCTCAACCAATCCGCACCATTGGCGGGGTTCCTTCGCGATTTGGCGCCCCTGCACAGATCTTCATTGCCACTCCGTTTTCAATCACAATCAAGGATGTTGCCGGTAGACTGGTGTATTACAACCCAGAACCGGCACAGACTGTTTTGACGCCCGATTACGGTGCGTATACAGTTTCTGGCGCAACCGGCGGAGGAAACATTGTGGCGCCAAACAACTACTTGATCTACGGGGTTATGCTGGGATCTACTGGCCCCACCGGACCTACTGGACCTACCGGTCTTCAAGGTTTTATTGGATCTACAGGGAACACTGGATTCATTGGTTCAACAGGCGCTACTGGCATTACTGGTTCAACTGGAATTATAGGAGCAACTGGAATTAATGGTTCCACTGGAGCCACTGGTTCAACAGGCGCTACTGGCATTACTGGTTCAACTGGAATTATAGGAGCAACTGGAATTAATGGTTCCACTGGAGCCACTGGAGCCACTGGCACTGGGCCTGGAACAGTTGGACCTGCTGGCGCCACTGGATCTACTGGATCTACTGGATCTACTGGATCTACTGGATCTACTGGATCTACTGGATCTACTGGATCTACTGGAATTATAGGGTCTACCGGAGTTGTAGGGTCTACCGGATCTACCGGATCTACCGGACCAACAGATTTTGGAACTTTCTAACTTTATGGCAAAAAAGCAGACAAATCTTTCGGTGGGCCGCGGTGAAAAATTACCGGCATCTCAAGGTGCCGGTTTAACCGCTAAAGGTAGGGCAAAGTACAATGCTGCAACCGGCAGTAACTTAAAACCACCGGCGCCTCATCCCAAGACCGAAAAGGATGCTGCTCGACGAAAATCTTTTTGCGCTCGAATGAGTGGGATGCCTGGTCCTATGAAGGACGAATCCGGCAAGCCCACTCGTAAAGCCGCAAGCCTTAAACGCTGGAACTGTAAATAATTATGAACCAAATACTTACATTTTTAATTGCCCGTGGACAGGAAGCGTCCACATGGACCTCGCTTGCCGTAATGCTTGGAGGACTCGGATTGAAAGTTGAGTCGCCCACTTACACTGCTATTGCACACACGCTTGCCGCGGTATGTGCGCTTGTTGGCACCTTGATGAAAGAACACGGGCCTCACAACGATCCCAAACCTACTACTTACGATGCTGCTGGCACTGATTCAAAGCCTTAAACTGTGGCTTGAACTTAAAAGCATCACTGCACACTGGCAGTTGACCAAAGACATAGAATGGTACTGTGATCACTGTGAAAACCAAATTTTACGCGCCCGTGCTGATGGGGATGATGCTCTTGCTGACCGGATGCGCGCACGTTTCGCCCGTGCCTCAGGGATTGCTATACCCAGCATCGGGAGTTCTGCGCCTGTCCAAGGGACAAGCGTACCAAGCACAGGAAAATGAAGTGTGGCACTCCGGTGCGCGTTATCAGCAACTGGAACTGTCTTACATGGATGCCGTCTCGGCACTTAAACAGATCCAAAATCAATGACTCCAAAAATGGTCATTTTTGTAAATTTATTGTCATTGATTGCTCCTACCGTTTGGGTAGTAGTTGCCGGTGCACTTGGTTTTAGTATTGGTAAATTTGGACCTGCACTTTTACAAAAATTTAAAAATGACCGTTCTACCAATCCCAGTAATTCCCGTAATGCAACAGCGTTACCTAAACGGAGTACCTCCAGCAGGACTTCAAGTGCTCGCCGCACCGCACCGCGTTCTGCCCCCCGCCGGAAGTGACGGGCCTGGATTGCCTCCGGACAAAATTACTCCGTACTCAGGCATCTATGATGAGCATGGCAGGCTTCCAACGCCAGCGAGCAATCTCACATTCCTTGCACGGGCATGAATAAGCATTTCCACGATTTAGTGCAAGTAGGAGTAGTTAACACGACTGCTGTAGTGGTTTCAATGACCGGCATAGAAACTGGACTTCGCATTTTGTCGTTGGTGCTTGCGTGCGCGTACACCGCGGCCAAGTTAGTTCAACTTCTTCGATCAAAAAAAAACGATGAGTGACTTTGAAAAAGCTTTGAAGTTTGTGTTGGAACATGAATGCGTGTTTGCAAAGCATCATTATGGAGATTATGAGTTTGTGATTTCAGAAAACGTCAAAAATGATACGGGGAAAGTGACAAAATTTGGAATCGACCAGAAATCTCACCCTGGGGTAAACATCGAAGAGTTGACGCTGGAGCAGGCGACTGAAATTTACCGGCGTGAGTATTGGGACAAATATCATTGCGAGGAATTGCCTTGGCCTCTGTCGTTAGTGCATTTTGATGGATGCGTAAACATGGGGGCGCATCAGCAGGTAAAAAACTTGCAAAGAGTTGTAGGAACAACGCCAGACGGTGCATGGGGGCCAAAAACAAAATACGCAGTGTTGAGTGCGTGCGAAAAAAGATCAACGGAAGTTGTCGCCTTGCAGGCTTGCGAACAAAAACGTGAGTTTTATCGTGCGCTCGTTAAAGAAAAACCAGAGAAAGGCGAATTCCTTGAAGGTTGGATGAATCGCACAAATGATTTGTGCGGTGCTGTTTCCGTATAAAAAAAATCCCTCGGACATTGTCACACGACAAGCCGAGGGTTTTCTTTCTGCCCGCCAAACCACCCGCCAAGGTTGTTTGGTTGAGGCGCCAGTAAAACGACTGGTTAGTTGAACGTCAACCGGTAAATCAGGTGATCCACTTCACCCAGGATGCCGTCACGCATATTCAATAGCTCAGTGCTTCCGGAGAGTTCTTTGTTCATTGAAGCCAAGAAGGACCGGAACACAAGAAACGATTGCTGAATGCTTTTTGTGCTAAAAGGCTTAAGTTTCAGAGTGATTTCTTCCGGAGTCTCGCGGTTAAACTTGCCGATAAAGCTCTCGACAAGCTCATCAATCTGATCGTCCAAAGCCTCGTAGGCATCCCCAAAGGCTTTATGCTCCGCAAAAGACTCAGTCATCCAATGGAACAGTCGAATTTGCTGCTGGAACTGGAGCAGGCCGGTGATCAGGTCTGATGTGGTCATTTTTTGTAAGGAACTCGGTTAGTTTTTCAGAAATCGTACGGGAGTAAGAGATTGCTTTGTGCAATTCCAAGATTTCCTTGCACGCACTCTCATATGCAACTGCAAGTTGTTCAAGCCGGTTCTGAAGGTATTGGATGGTTTCTTGGTCTGTTGGATGTTGGTCTGTCATAAATTTCCCCATTGAGATGCCATTGCATTGGCAATTCCTTTGTATGTCTCGGATCTAATTTTCCACCGATCTGCACTCGGACCGAGTTTATTCTGCCCGCTGGGAGTCTGGTTTGCCCATACCGGATGTAAGGCGGGATGAAGTTTGGTGCCAAACAAAACACCATCAATAGTGCGTTCTGTTACCAATTCTTCATGCGGTCCCAAGCAAGGACAGTCTGCGTAATGGACGTTGTGTCGCAGGCAAAAAGGTTGACCGCAATCAAAGCATTCATCCATATCCATTGAGAATCTGATCAATTGCCAACCTGCCGGAGGAATCACTTGATCAAGATCAATTTTTAACTTTGGCAATCCTTTCAACCAAAGTGCTGTTTTCTTGCTGGCGTTATCTCCAAATTGCCAAGGTTGAATCACTTGATCTTGTTTTTTAATACGAGTTGAGATGCATCCAATAGGATTTTCAAGAGCAATTCTTGGAATATTTGCGTTCAAAAGAAGCTCAACAAAACGCAACGCTTCTTTGGTTTGCGCTGCTCGTTCTGGACGTTTTTTATTCCAGTGCAACCCGCTGGAGCACAGGTAAGTACATGGTGGATGGGCTATCATCATATCCCAACCGTTGTCCAAAATATCCAAGACGTTTCCTTGGTAATGTGGACCTGGGGTATCAGTAGGCAACAGGTCGCATGACATAGCATCATGCCCCCATTTTTTAAACGCATCGCGGACAGTGCCGCTATACTCACAGGCTATCAATATTTTCATTTCTCCATTGGTACAAGGCGTATTGGCAACCGCACTGCACGCTTCCCAACGCCATTTATGGGGGTGCAGGCTTGATCTGATGAACCGTCAATCCGGCGCAACTGATCCTTCCATTTTTCGTTCCACGGGGTATCCGAAAAAATCTTCTTCAACTCATTGTGCGAGTTCGCAACATCGATCCCTTCCTGCCGGACGCCTATGCCCATTCGAGCCAGTGCCTGTCTCGCGTTCTCGGATCGGTTTGACTTCCAGTTGTCGTCATAGGACCGGACGAGCAACTCAGCGACCGTAGTCCGCACCGGCCCGCCTTCGTTCAGGTCCACCACCAGGTTCGCTTCCCACAGGTGATGCAAGCAGTGGCTTTCATCCTTCCCAAACTCGGAGCCTTTGTAGGTAGACCAATCCTGTTTCACGCACCACTCCGCGGCCTTTGCTGCGGTGATCATGCCTGAGCTTGTAAGCGAGTATGCACCGGCTAGAAGACTGCCAATCTGATCCGCGTCACGTTGATTCCCAAGGTGCTCCAGCACTGCTGTTTTGAACACGACTGCGTTTGCCGCGATAGTCGCAGCAAGGTGGATCGACCGAGATCGAAGCGCCGAGACAAACCGAGGAAGCGCCAGTGTCTCTTTCCAAATCGTTAAAGCCTCCTGAAACCGGTCCACCTTGCGTTGGTGCTCCGGTAGCAGGTCGAGGACCGTCACGCGGCTTAAATCGGCTCTTTGCGTTGCGGCAATGCCAATGCTGGAAAACATGAACATCGAGCGAACGTGCCAAGTCATCGCCTGTCCTGATGCGGTGCCTTTTGCAATGCGCCCGTCAGACTCGCGGGACGCCTGACGAGCAAGCATCAGCACTGCCTGCATTCGGCGTTGATCCACATCCCGTTCCGCTTCCGCTTCATCAAATACCACCGGCAAAGCATCACACCCAAGCATCTGCCGGATACCGGCTTCCGTTGTTACCGATTGCACATACAGGCCGGTATTGCCAAGCACCGGACGAACGATGTTTTCGAGAATCCACGTTTTCCCAGATCCCGCCGGACCGGTTAACCAGATGTGGGGGCGCCATTCGATTGCGCCACAGATCGGTGCAAGTGCAAGCCAACCAGCAAGCAGGGCATGATCAAGCTGATTCCGGAACTGGAAGCACTGAATCAGATCAATGATCCTGCGAGTCTTTTCGGGGCGCAACGGGTCATTCATCTCGATTTGCAATGCCCTACCTTTGTTGTACGTCCACCGGCTATCATGCTCTCCGAGCGAACGCTCGACGCCATCAACTAGCAGTGAATTTCCGCGATGGAAAACCACTCGCCCGTCATCCAGCCATGCACCTCTTCCGCGGATTAAAGAGGGATCGTAATCTTTCCGCTTTGCTCTCTGGATCAACGAGTTCGCCGCGGCAAACCAGTCCGCTCCCTGCTTGCTTGGATAGGTCCGCTCCCAATACGAAGCTGATGCAAGTCCAAGCATTTCGAGCTTTGTGTGCTCCCGTGCCGTCAGTGTCGTAATCGCTTGAGTGTCCCTAGGCAGGTAGTAATAGTTCCCGTCCGATTGCCCCAGAATCCGGAATGGCTCAGGTTCCTCTTCAAAATTATCCGGTGGTGATTCCTCCGAATCAAACTGAGGCTCAGGCGCCGGTGCCGGTGCTGTTGATTTCGGCGCCTCCGGATCAACTCCATCTCGGACAAAGTGCTTGATCCTCGCGTTGGTCCATCCGGACTGAATTGCGTCTGCCACATCCCATCCTTCCGGCAAACCTTCAGGAATTACTAGAATCCTAACGGTGCATTCCTGTTTCAATAAAATATCCTTCACTGCTTCCGCGGCACCCGTACCGGCCTCATCGTTGTCCGGCCAAATCGTGATCCGGCGCCCGCGTACCGAGTCCCAGTTGACCTGCCCAATCGCTTTGGCGCCCCCTGGCCAAGTGGTGACCACTGCGCCGGTGAACACTTCCTGAGCAATCTCGGCGCACTTCTCTCCCTCGACGATCAGCACCGGCGCTGTAATGTGATCGGTCAGACGCTGAAGGTTGAACAGGGGACGAGAACGCTTGAACGCTTTGAACCTCCACGCCTCAGAGTCTCCTTTTGGCGACCGGCACCAAGTCATTGGCAGCACTTGTTTCCCGTTTGAAGTCTCATACCGGCAAATAATGCCGATTAGATTCTTCCCGTCCGCGGTGTAGTAACGCCAAAGTCCAGTGGGAATGCCATAGGTGTAGTGCCTCACCAATGGTTCCGGAGCGTCTGTAGGAGCAAAATCAAGGGCAGTCCACTCTGGTTCGCGTCCTTTCACCTCCACCGGCATATCCACTTTCAAGTGCCGGTTCAGTTCCACTGCTGCCTCGTACTGGCCGGAATGCATCTTGGCGGCAACAAAGGAGATAGGATCGTTTCCTCCTATGTTCTGAGCGAAGTCTGCCCACTTTCCGGTATCGACGTTGATTGAAAGCGATTGCCCTGGCTCACCGGCCAGTGAGCCAAGTTTAAATTCGCGCCCCATGAGGCGCCCTTCTGTGAACCAGAGTCTAAGTAATGATTCCCAACAACTTAATGCCTGCTGATTGATTGCCTCGAAATTGATAGCCATGCCAAGTACCTTAAATATCGCTAGCGTTTCCGCAAGTGTTTTTTGAAATCAATTTCACGGCATCCTCTTTTGACCTGCAAATGCCTGCAATGCCTCCGGATCGAGAAATGGCATCTTTCCAGATTTTTTGCTCAGGTCTGATGCGTCCGGACGAATTTTTGACCTCAATAGACAAAAAAACTGCCAGTTTTTGACCCACCATTTCTGGGGTCACCAAAACTTCGTGCCAACCAATCAAATCCGCACTCCCTGGGCAGAGTCCGAACCGGATTTTCCCGCCGGTTGCCAAGTCAGCGATGCCCACCGGTTGATTGAACAGACGGGTATCGGTCCGAGATCCCAGTTCTCGGAGGATCTCGGCTTTAATGTCGCGTTCTGATTTCATGCGTACTGTGGTCTTCTTCCTTTACGAGCACTGTACACATGGTGCGCCCATGCCGAGGGATTCTTGTAGCCGCGGGCAACTCCCACTCTGATCAAATCGTCCAGCGTCTGCGCCTTTCCTTGCTCCTGCCGCTTTATGGTGCGGGCTTCCTGCGCTTTAATCTCTTCCAGAGTCCCGTCCACTTTCTCCACCTCCCGTGCCTTCACCTCAAACGAGTGTCCACACTGGGGACAGGCCGGTGCCGGTGCGCTAATCCCGTAGCATTTCGGACACTGCCGGTTGGTGAGTGCCGCCTTCTGTTTGCTGCTCTTCCGAGAAGCGCCTTCGAGACTCCACTCGCGAATATCTTCAGCAAAACCATGCCGCAACACGTTTCCAACGTGATCTAGAATCGTTGCGCCGGTCTTTCCCTCTGCCGGTCTGAGTACTCGGCCCACCTGCTGGAGAAACAGGCCGGTGCTCTGGGTGGGGCGTAGAAGGATGGCTACGCTCACTACCGGAAGGTCGAATCCTTCTGAAATGATATCACAGGAACTCAGTCCATCGAGTCTGCCACTGCCCAACCGGCGTACCGCATCGCGGCGTTGCTCGCCGGTCATCGTCCCGTCGATCATTGCCCACCGGTATCCGGCGGCGTTGAAATCCGCGGTGACCTGCTCCGCGTGTTTCAAACTCACACAAAAAGCGACTGCCGGTTGCCGGTCGCAGAGTTTCCGGTAGTGCTCCACTGCACTGCCAGTGATGGTGCTCTGGTTCACCGCGGCTTCCGAGTCCTTCCGGTTAAAGTCTCCCGCTACGGTCCGTACACCGTCAAGCGATGCCCCTGGGGGCGCAAAGTACCTCGGTTTACTCAGGAAACCAGCACTGATCAGATCAGCTACCTCTGGTCCGCGGACGAGCGCATCAAACATATCTCCGAGTCCTTTGCCGTCCAACCGTTCCGGAGTTGCGGTCACGCCGAGAATCTTAGCGTTTGGGAACCGAGTTAGAATCTGTTTCCAACTACCTGCCGCCGCGTGATGGGCCTCATCCACTACGATCAAGTCCGGTGGGAGAGTCCGGTTCAACCGACGCACCAGAGTTTGAACACCGGCGACCTGGACGAGTTGACTGAGTTCCTCGGTGCGTCCCGCAAGGATCACTCCATGCCCTACTTCAAACTCAGAGAGTTTCCTGCACGTTTGGTCCAGAAGCTCCTGCCGGTGGGTGAGAATCAGCACTCGTTTCCCCTTCTTCTGAGCACTCTGAGTGATGTGGGCAAACATCACAGTTTTTCCTGCACCGGTAGGAGCAACTAACAATGGCGCCTTTTTCCCGCTCCGTAGTGCATCCTTCACAGACTCCACGGCAGCAACCTGATACGGTCTTAATATGGGGGTCATTTAACGGGTCCATCGATGGCTTGCCTCAGTTTTTCAAGAGTCACAACGCGGGGCGTGTAGATTTCTCTCAACCAATTATAGTAGGTAGATTCAGCGACTCCAGCCTTTGCTAACCACTTGCGGCGGGATAACTTAGCCTCTCTTCGCCGCTTGTCTAGCGACATAATCATGTTCCGGACTACTCCTGGTTTCATAAAAAAAACGTACCATACCCCTTGCGCTACCGCAAGCACTATGCAATACTGCTTTCTATCGCGATAACAACGCGTTTTAAAAACATGAAGAACCACATCATAGCTGACCTAGCGTCTGAAAACTACCACTCTATGCCTGAGATTTCCAAGCATGGCTTGGACCTGGTACACAAATGCCCTGCCTTGTATAAGTACAAGCAGACCCACAAAGATGACTCTGAGCAGTCACCGGCGCTCCGGTGGGGTACTCTGGTCCACACCCGCGTTCTGGAACCAGCAGTGTATCATTCTACAGTGGTGGTTGCACCTCAGTGCGACCGGCGCACCAAGGCCGGTAAAGAAATCTGGGAGGAGTTCACCACCTTCAATGCCGGTAAAACCATCATCACCGAGGACGAGTTCACCAAGCTCTCGGACATTGCCATCGCAATTGGAGAACACGCCGGTGCTCGCACGTTACTCGACGGGGACGTTTCTATCGAGTCCTCCATGTTCTGGACTGACGAGGAAACCGGAGTCCAGTGCCGCGCCCGTCCCGATATCATTCGTCCGGACGGTCTGATCGTGGACCTGAAGACCACTCAGGACGCGTCATCCGGCGCCTTTGCGAAGTCCTGCGCCCAGTTCCGCTACCATGTGCAGGCCGCGTTCTACATGGACGGCTTGGCGGCACAGGGAGTCGAAGTCCAAGGGTTCGCCTTCATCGCAGTCGAGAAGGATGCCCCGCACCTCATCGCAACCTACGTTTGCGACCGGACCATGCTGGAGATCGGACGGCAGGCATACCAAGCCGACCTACGCACATATGCGGAGTGCAAAGCTACGAACATTTGGCCTGGATACCCAGAAACCATCGAAGAACTCACACTTCCACGCTGGGCGCTTTAATTTTCCATGAGTACACAAACCAAAACCAACGAAACGAAACCCGTAGCTGACGTTCTCTGCACCCACTGTGGGTCGCAGTACAGTCGCCAGTCGCGGATCTCAGCCGTATTCGATTGCGGCACCAGAGTAAACGGCAACAAACACGCTATCTCGCGTGCGTGTCTGATCATCCGGAGGCTTAAAGACGACCTTGCTTCCGGTCAGGCTTTGTTCCCGAAACTCTAATCGTCGTTACATCCTAGCAGGGGCGCGACTGTGGCAACGCGCAACTTTACTTACAACTACCTTATGTCTACCGAACTAGTCCCTCACACTCCTCAATCCATTCAGCAGAACAACTCTGCTTTTTCTAGCATAACCAACTTCGAGTCCGCTCAACGCATGGCACTCTGTCTTGTTAGCTCAGACCTGGTGCCTGAAACCTACAGAGGCAAAGACAAGATCGGGAACGCCCTGATAGCTCTTGAAATGTCTCAACGCATTGGCGCGAGTCCGCTCGCGGTCATGCAGAACCTTAACATCATCCACGGGCGCCCCGCATGGTCCTCGTCCTTCATTATCGCGGCCCTGAATACCTGTGGCCGGTTCTCTCCGCTCCGGTTTCGCGTGGAAGGCACAGGCGAGTCCGCTATCTGTGTCGCATGGGCGTATGACAAGTCCGGAGGCGAAGTCCTCGAAGGACCACAGGCGTCCATCGCAATGGCCAAAGCCGAGGGATGGTATCAGAAGAACGGGTCCAAGTGGAAAACCATGCCGGACCTCATGCTTCGTTACCGTGCCGCGGCTTTTTTCGGGCGCCTGTACGCTCCGGACGTCCTGAACGGTATGCACACCGCGGACGAGGTCGAAGATTTCCGCGGCGGGGGCGCAAACGCCTCTGTGGGTGCCGTCCCATCTGTTGTCGCCGCACTGAATGCGCGAGTCCAGAGTCCACCTATGGCGAGTCCAGCACCGAGTCCGAGTCCGCTTATTCCGAGTCCCGTTATCATCGAGGTGCCGGTCGAGTCCGCTCCGGTCGAGTCCGCTCCGGAGGAACCACCGGCGGCGAGTCCGAGTCCCAAGCCGAGTCCAAAACGCCCGCGGACGCCCGCGCCTGGGGCCGAGGAAATCGCGCCTGGAGAACCGGTCGAGGAACCGGTCGCCGCGCACAAGGATGACTGGGTGTAATTTCGGTAGGTAAGGGAAGGGGCGCTCCGAGTGGGGCGCCCCTTTTTGCTGCCTGCTTACTGCAACTTCCGCGGACGTCCCCGCGGACGTTTTGGCGCCTCCGGATCGACCGGCGGGCGAGTCCGAGGACGTCCACCGCGGGCGCCATTGGCGCGGCAAGCATCACGCTTTCGAGGTGAGGTCGCTCGACCGGCGCGGCGGGCCTTCTCGGCGTGCAGTTCGACCTTCAGGGTCGCCACCTCGGCGTCCAGCTTCAGGATGCGGCCCAGAGCGTTCTCCAGTGCGTCCTGATGCACCACCACATTCGCACGGGCAGTCTCCAGCAGGAAGTCCAGCCAGATGGCGTATGCTTTCAGGTCAGCGGCACTGGCAGAGTCCAGTTCCTTATCGGTGAGGGGGTATTCCCCAGCTTTACGTTCACTCATAGTTCGTCGCAGTAGGTTTGGAAATCGATCTGTCCCTTCAGGTACAGCACCGCGGCAATCGCCTTGGCGATGCTGGTGTGGTATTCAGCGGCAACTTGTACAAGGGGCGCCGGTTTATATCGGCGGGCCTGACGCTTTGCCTCCGTCAGGTTCCCGTTGATTAGGTTCTCTATGCAGGTTCTCATTTTATCGTGTCTTTTAACGGAGCGTGATTGCTCCCTACTGCCCTCGGAGTCCGAGAGCAGTGTGGGAACCTTCTACTCGTCCTCCTGAACCGGCGTTTCTTCATCCCAGCACCACCCGTCCATGATGTTATACAACCGGACTCCGGCGTGATCGAATCCCGCCGCGTACTGGTACGGTTCATCTTCATGGCCCCACTCGTCCAGCATCCGGAAGGTATCGATCTCAGGCAGGTAATCAAACTTCAAGCCGGCGTCCTTGAAGATCTGCTCTGCCACCTCTTTAGTGAACACGGGACACTCCCACCCGTTCCACCGGCGACCGGTCGTGAATCCCGCGTATACGGTGCCGCCGTCAATCGAGAACAGTGCAGGCCGGTAGTGGCGCGCATTCATCTCCTCTTGGGTCACTGGCCGGTACGGGTGACCGTCCTTCAGGCGGAATACGAACCCGCCACCCATAGGGTAGCAGGAACCGTCCGCGGATTGAATGATAGCGTCCGCGGGGTAGGTGCCGCCGGACGGGATCAGGATAGTGTGGTCGTTCATGGTTATTCTTTAGTTACTACGTTCTTCAGGAGTGCGGCTGCAACGAAGGCGTGCGCCTGAGCGTCCTCACCGTTCAATTCATGGGAGTAAATACCCTGCACGATCTCCAGTGCGCGCCGGACGATCCGGTAGGCGCTCTCGGTAACGCAAATCACCTCACTCAGGGCCGCGGCGACCTCGCCGGTGACCTCCTCCTCCAGTGCGCCAAAGATCAACCGGCTCTCTTCTTCGTTCGTGTGGGACTTCACCTCAGTCAGACTGGCAATGTGATAGGACCGGCTTGGATCATGCGGCATCTCCACGGTCAACGTCTTGCCCGCCGGTGTATCAATCACCTCCACTTCCTCATCCCAGTCAGCGCGGCCCTCAAACTTCGCGATGGCAATGCATTCTTCGAGCAGGTAGGTCATGCCTATGTGGCGTCCGTCCGCGTGTCCAACGGTCAATGTCAGCTTGTATTTTTCTAGTGGCTTCATATCGTGATGTTAGGTTCTTACTGGCACTCTGTACTGAGTGCTTCCTTGCTTATAGGTCAGGGGCCGCGTTTGGTATAGCTTTTTTTACACGACCGGCACCGATTGTTTGTAAATGCCTATCGCCCTGGAGCTTCCGTTCCAGCCTAATTTTCGGGCATTCCAGAGCAATTTTCCGGTGCTTTTTACCCCGCCATTTCCGGCCTCCAGATTACCGGCGCCGCACCTTACCTTACTGGCAAGGGTTGCAAATCACTTATAACTCACTTCCGGAGGGTAAACTCTGCAAACTCTGCATCGACTCTGCACCCGTTTGCAGACCTCCTCCGCCTTACAACGACAAGCACTTACATCAGAACTCTGCAATTCTGCAAAATATAGAGACATATACTTATATACCCCTACCTCTCTACCCCTACCTCTCTCTCTCTCACTATATATATATATTTATACATATACATATTTATTTATAGAGAGAGGAAGTGCAGTGCCCTGGGCGTCAATGACTTATGAATTCTGCATCTGACTCTGCAAACCGTGCAGAGGAGGTGCAGAGTCGCGCCTCAAACTCTGCAAATTTCATGGCGCTACAGAGAAGAGGAAGGAATCGTGCAGATTTTTGATGTGCAGAGTCGAGTCCGCTTATGGGAGTCCCCTTATGGAGTCCCCTTATGGTCGAGTCCCCTTATAAAAGGTGCCGGTTTTCTCCGGTTTGGGTCGCGTCCCTCGCACGCACGTGTACGCGCCCGCGCCCGCCCGCCCGCCCGCGTACGTACGCCCGTGTACGCGTACGCACGTATGCGTACGCACGTATGCGCACGCACACACGTATGCGCACGTATGAGCGCCCGTGTACGCAAAATGGTTTTGATTCACCGCGAGAACCGGCCAATGCCGCGCCTGGAAGGGTCATTCTTGACGTTTTCCAGCCCTGGCAAGGCGGATACCGCGGAGGGGATGTTAGACAGGCTTTAAATCGCCTTTAAACGCGTTCTGGGGAAAAGAAAAGGGTCGACCCTGTGAAAGGTCGACCCTGATGAACTGGAATCGATTCCGGTTTACTTTTTGCGCTTCCAGAAGCTGCAACCAAACCTGCCAACCTTCAGGAAGTGAATTCCGCCTATCTTCCGAAAGGAAACGTCCCAGAGGAAGAAGCGTCGGAAAGAGAAGCGTCGGCGATTTACCTTCTTTCGCTCTTCAAAGACCGTTTCGCCGATTGCGTAAAGAGCGCCAATCAATGGCAATGCAAGCAAAGCGTGCGCAAAAGTTGCCGCGTACAAACCAAGCTGAAATTCAAGGGATTCCATAAAACGTTTATCGTGAGAGGGTTGCATTCGCTTTGCGGGTTTTAAATCCGTGTGCTTTAATCCATATGGAAGGCAAAGGGACCGAACGGCTTGCGCTTCTTTGCGTGCCGTCACATAGCCCGCATTCCGTGCAGGTTAAGCCTTTGCTATCGGCAAGGCATTCAATCCCGTAGCCTTCCGAGGAGAAGCCTTCTGGAATTACAGTGAAGGTTCTCAGCCCTAGGTTATACGCTTTTTGGACGTTCCACGGCTCACAGCTTGCCATGAAAAACCGTCCATAAGCCTTTGCCTCTTCGCTGCTTATCTCTTTCCAGTTGTGAAAGTAGCCGGTGTATTTTTTTGCAAGGGTTGCGATGCTTTCTACAATGGAAAGCGGTAGCAGAGATGGGTTTCCGTAAGCGCCGAACCGGACGCTTTTCCCAAAGAAAAACGTGCCCCACTGAGGGGAAAAAGGGTTTAGGTGGGGATACTCGTTTCGCTGGAACTTCCGCCAGATTGCCATCAAAGGCAAAGGCGAAACGTAACAGCCAGAACCGCTTGCAAGGGGGCACCCTGCACACTGCAGGGTTGAATCCTTTCCGGTTCGTATGCTTTCCACAGGGTGAAGGTTTCGATCCAGAATCCAGATCTGGATCATGTCTCCGGTTTTCGCGTTTGTGCTTCCGGTTGTGGCGATTGCCACCGTGTTCCAATCGGCCCAAAGGACGATCCCGTTTTCTACGTTATCAGTTTGCGTCGTCATAAGTTAGTGTATGGCAAAGGGTTAAGCTTCAATTAATTCGTAGTATCCTCCGTCGTCGGTTGCCTTGAAAGAAGCTAAGGCTTCTAAGGCTTCTTTGTAAGGCATTGCACCCAACAGGATAACGGGTTCTTCTCCCATGGGCACAAAGGTTGTGTCGCAAACGTAATAGTAGGGTTCAGGTGTCATAAGCGCTGGAATATTACCGAAACCAAACGCGAAGCGCAATAGGTTTCGGCAAAAAAGGGGCAAAAAGGGGAAAACGCACCGGAAACGGGAAACCAAACGGGAAACCAAACGGGAACCGCCCCACAATCGCACAGAAAGTGGCCTTACGCGGCCTACAGGCGCTTCCGAGGGTATCCATAGCGGACACACCTCCAGGCGCGGCTTTAAGGTGCCTTTCCGGCGCTCCAATCGCGCATCACGCCACGGGCGCACGCACACGGGCGCGCATCACGCCACGGGCACGCACGCACGCGCACGCGCACGCGCACGCGCACGCACACGCACGCACGCGCACGCACGCGCACGCACACGCACGCACACACGCGCACGCACACGCACGCACGCACGCGCACGCGCCTATGTGTACGCGCCTATGTGTACGCGCCTATGTGTACGCGCGCGCACGCCCGCACACCCGCGGGGGCGCGCCCCCCTGCGCCCCCGCGCCCGTTCCATAGATATCCCTATGCACCAGACCCTCGCGTTTTGGTCTAAAAATAAAGTGCTTGCGTTTACGACAGTACCTCTTAGAGTGATGGGATGCCGAGTAAAGCAAAGACGGGCGGGCGCCTGGGTAGTATGAAGATGGCGATGTCGTTGAGAGATGACATTATGAAGGCGTATGAGGAGGCTGGGGGAGTGGAGTATTTGATTTCGATGGCGCACACGGACCCGCGGACGTTTGTTGGGTTGTTGCATAAGGTTTTGCCAACTCAGATAGCGGGGATGAAGGATGAACCGTTGAAGTTGGAGTTAAGCGAGATGACAGATGATCAGTTATCTGTGAAGGTAGCTGAGATTATGGGAGCTTGTAAGAAGCAGGGACTTTTAGGAGACGTAGTAACAATTGAAGCTGAAGTAGTTATATAGCACAGTAATATGGCAAATTTAAATCGAGTGATGTTAATAGGGAACCTGACGCGAGATCCGGATGTGAAGGTGTTGCCGAGTGGGAGTACGATTGCGGAGTTTGGGTTGGCGATTAACCGGAGTTGGACGCAGGATGGTGTGAAGAAGGAGGAGGCTACATTTATTGATGTGGTGATGTTTGGGAAGGTGGGAGAGATAGCTGGGAAGTGGTTAAAGAAGGGAAAGCCGGTGTATGTGGAGGGCCGGTTGAAATTGGAGCAGTGGGAGAAGGATGGGGAGAAGCGGAGTAAGCTCAGGGTGGTGGGTGAGATGATGCAGATGCTGGGGAATGCTCCGGAGAAGACTGGTAAGCTTACCCAGGACGAGGATGACTCGGAGAACACACCGTTTTGATTGAGATATGCTTTCCACCGGACGAAGTGACGATGAGGACGACGGCTTGGACGAAGGTCCAATTTGTCAAAAGTGTCTACACGAAATGGATCTAGACGGCGCGGATTGGTATTGCGCCGAGTGTGAGCCAAAAAAAGAGGAGGAGGCAAAATGATAATGACCGAGCAACAACTCAAAACACTCAGAGAGGCAGCAATGCCGCTCATGCAGTGGCTAAATGACAATTGTCATCCACACGTCAAAATTATCGTGGACAGTGAGCATATGGAACTGCTTGAAGGTCTAGCAACCGCAAGGCGTGAGCCAATACGGGAGGAGGTGCAGGGGTGAGTGAGGCACCAAAAAAGCGCGGACGTCCTAAGAAGGTGCCTGAAGCGGCACCGGCGCCTGAACCGGAGGTGATACCGGCACCGGAGGCTTTTGCTGCACCGGAGGCGCCCCCTGCGCCCCAGGGTGAGGAGTTGAAGAAACTGCTCGCGTTGGCGTTGGAGGAAAAATTGCGGCGGGCGAAGGAGAGGAAGATCCAGATGTACTATCCGGATGAGGGGCCGATTCGGCGTGAGTTGTACCCGAAACACATTGCATTTTTCAATGCTGGTTCAAAATACCGTGAGCGGTTGATGATGGCGGCGAACCGTATTGGGAAGACCGAGGGGATTGGTGGGTACGAACTGGCACTGCATTTGACTGGCCGGTATCCGGAGTGGTGGACTGGGCGCCGGTTCAAGAAGGGGATTTCGGCTTGGGCGGCGGGGGACACGGGTAAGACGACCCGTGATATTTTGCAGTTGAAGCTAATGGGCGCCCCAGGGAACTACGGGACTGGGTTGATACCCAAGGAGGATATTTTGCGGACGACCTCGAAGGCGGGCGTAGCGGAGGCGTTGGAAATTGTGGTGGTGCGGCACCAGAGTGGGGATGAAAGCCGGTTGGTATTTAAAAGTTACGACCAAAGGCGGGAGGCGTTTCAAGGAACGGAGCAGGATATCATTTGGTTGGACGAGGAACCTCCGCTAGATGTGTATACGGAGTGCGTTCTGCGAACGATGACGAATGACGGGATGACGATGCTGACGTTCACGCCTTTGATGGGGATGAGTGAGACGGTGATGGCATTCTTGCAGGATGGGGAGGTAGTGGAGCGTGCGGATGGGTCGAAATTCGTGGGGATGGCGACCTGGGATGATGTGCCGCACCTAAGTGCGGAGCAGAAAAAGGAACTGTGGCAGTCGATTCCACCGTTCCAGCGGGATGCGCGTTCCAAGGGCGTGCCTCAGTTGGGTGCCGGTGCAATTTATCCAGTGCCGGAGAGTGACGTTGTGGTCGCAGACTTTGAGATACCGGATCACTGGCCTAGGGCTTATGGGATGGATGTGGGCTGGAACCGGACTGCCGCGGTGTTTGCTGCGCTGGATCAGGATAGTGGATGCGCGTACCTGTACTCGGAGCACTACAGGGGGCAGGCAGAACCGGCAATTCACGCGGAGGCAATTCGGGCGCGGGGGATTGGACTGCCAGGGGTGATTGATCCGGCGAGTCGCGGACGGGCGCAGGGAGACGGTCAGCAGTTGTTTTCGAGGTACAAGGCGTTGGGATTGGACCTTGCAGTTGCCAACAATGCGGTCGAGACGGGCTTGTACGATGTGTGGCAGAGGATGAGCACTGGCCGGTTGAAAGTGTTTAAGAGCATGAACAACTGGGTTTCAGAATTTCGGTTGTACCGGCGGGACACAAATGGGAAGGTGGTTAAGGAACACGACCATTTGATGGATGCCACTCGCTATTTGGTAGTAAGCGGGCTACATCGAGCGGGACAGGCCAAGGCGCGGGCGCGAAATGCCGGTGTTGCGTTGTTGCCTGTAAAGAGTTTTTTTGCTAGGTCAAGTTAACGATTATGAGTAAAGAAACGAAGTTAGCTGATATTCATCAGGAAGCGGTGCGCGAATTTGATGTGATTCAAGCAGCACTTCGTAACGAACGGTTGCTCTGTTTGCAGGACCGGCGCTTTACTTCGATAGCTGGAGCGCAGTGGGAAGGACCGCTGGGCGATCAGTTTGAAAACAAACCTCGGTTTGAGGTGAATAAAGTACACATGAGTGTACTGCGAGTGTGTAATGAGTACCGGAATAATCGAATCACGGTAGCTTTTGCGTCCAAGGAAGATGGAGAGTACGATAAGCTGGCTGATACCTGTGCTGGTTTGTATCGAGCGGACGAGCAGTACAGTGGGGCGCAGGAAGCGTATGACAATGCGTTTGAGGAAGCGGTCACCGGCGGGATTGGCGCCTGGAGGCTCAGGACTGAGTATGCTTATCCGGAGGACGCGGACGATGAGAGGCAGAGGATTCGGATTGAGCCGATTTATGACGCGGATAGTAGCGTTTTCTGGGATTTGAACGGGAAGCGGTACGATAAATCGGACGCTAAACGGTGTTTTGTACTGTATTCGATGACTCCTGCGGCGTATCGGGAGGAGTTTGACGATGATCCATCATCTTGGCCTAAGACGATCCAGCAGTTGCGGTTCGACTGGCTTACTCCGGACGTTGTTTATGTGTGCGAGTACTACCGGATTGAGGAAATTTCCGAGACAGTGACGTATGTGAAGAGTCTGATGGGCGAGGAAAAGACGTTGTCTGACGACGAAATGGAGAACGAATGGCCCATGCTCAAGAATTTGGGCTGGAAAAAGGTGCGGGAAAAGAAGCTCAAGCGGCAGAAGTGCCATAAGTACATTATGTCCGGCAACAGTGTGCTGGAAGATTGCGGAGTACTGGCCGGAAACAACATCCCAATCGTTCCGGTATACGGAAAACGGTGGTTTGTAGACAACGTCGAGCGTTGCATGGGGCATATTCGGTTGGCAAAGGACGTTCAGCGTCTGAAGAATATGCAGTTGTCCAAACTGGCTGAGATCAGTGCAATCTCGTCAGTTGAAAAGCCGATCTTTACACCTGAACAGGTTGCTGGTCACCAGGTGATGTGGTCTGAAGACAACCTACGGAACTTTCCGTATCTGCTGGTCAATCCGTTGACCGATATGAACGGCAATCAGCAGGCCGCGGGGCCAATTGCGTACACGAAGTCGCCTACCCCGCCCCCTGCGATGGCGGCACTGCTACAGATCACCGAGATTGATATGCAGGAGGTGCTGGGCAACGGTCAGAACGCTGAGAAGATGCTCTCGCACGTTACCGGCAAGGCAGTAGATATGATCCAGAATGCTTTGAGCAATCAGAGCTTCATCTACATGGACAACATGGGCCGGTCAATCAAGCGTTCCGGCGAGATCTGGTTGTCAATGGCGCGAGATGTGTTCATCGAGAGCGACCGGAAGATGAAAAGCATTGCCAGCAATGGGAAGGTCGAGTTGATCAAGCTCATGCAACCCACAATGAACCAGAATACTGGGGAAGTGGAGATGGAGAACGATATCACCAGGGCAGTCTTTGATGTGATTGTCGAGGTTGGGCCTACCAGTGCCAGCAAGCGCACGTCTACGGTCAAGTCGTTAACCGGCATGATGGCAATGACCCAAGACCCAGAGATGCTGAAGGTGCTTTCTTCCATGATTATGATGAACATGGAGGGAGAAGGCATTGGTGATGTGCGAGAATACTTCCGGAAGCAGTTGCTTCGTATGGGTGTGGTCAAGCCCACCGAGATGGAGAAGCAAGAAATGGCAATAGAGATGCAGAACCAGGCGCCTACTCCGGAGAATACCTACATCATGGCGGCGGCAGACAAAGAAACGGCAGCAGCAATCAAGGCAAGGGCTGAAACGGTTCTGATTGCCGCCAAAGCGGACGAGCAACACGCCAAAGCGTTGGAGACACTTTCCAAGGTGGATTTGAACCACCTTGAGATGGTGCAGAGAGCAGTGCCTTCTTTTATTCCGCAAGGCGGGATTCAGCAGTCACCTGCTGCTGCACCAATGCAGCAACCACCACCACCTGCGATGCCGCAGAGTAACCCACAACCATGATAGACGAACCTGAAGACAAAGACCTGGAAGTTGAAGTGCCGGAAATTGAAACTCCGAGTGAACCCGTTGAGCATACAGAACCTGAGCCGAAAACGGACTCGGAAACGCAACCGGAGGAACTTGGAGATGACGTTGTTGTTTCCATTGCTGGAGAAGAACCAGACGAAGAAGACAAGCAACCTGCCCCTCAATGGGTGCGAGACGTTAGAAAGCGCAACAGGGATCTTCAACGCGAGAACCGAGAGCTACAGGACCGTATTAAGGCAGCAAATCCTGTTGAACAGGTCACCTTGGGGACAAAGCCAAGTCTGGAAACTTGTGACTTTGACACTAATGTGTACGAATCCCAGTTGGAGCAATGGTATGCCCGTAAACGGGAGTCTGAGGATCGTGAACGAGTAATTCAGCAGCAACAGCAAGCAGAGCAACAAGCCTGGCAAGCCAAGGTTAATAATTATGCGAGTTCCAAACAGACGTTTGGCGCTACTGATTACGATGAAGCGGAGGCGTTGGTAAACGATACGTTTTCAATTGCTCAACAAGGAATTTTATTGCAGGGAAGCGAAAATCCCGTACAACTGATTTACGCACTAGGAAAAAATCCTAAGAAAGCAAAGGAACTAGCTGAGTTAAAAGATCCGGTTCAGTTTTCATTTGCTGTAGCAAAATTAGAAACCCGAATAACTGTGGAAAAGAAAAAATCAACTCCTCCTCCTCCTGAACGGAGAGTTTCTGGGACCGGCGCTATGTCCGGAACGGTTGATTCGTCCTTGGAACGGTTGCGGGCAGATGCAGCAAAAACAGGCGATTTTACGAAAGTTCTCGCCTACAAAAACCAACTTAAAAACAAACAGTAAAGTCTTATGGCCAACAATTTTAGCAAGGAAGAACGCGTAGCGTTTGAAAACATCCTCGAAGGATTCCAGGACGCTCTAGTCCTGTCTCGTCAAGTGTCTGTGTACAACACGGACTCCACCATGATGGAACGTACTAACAATACGATCTGGCGCCCGCAACCCTACATTGCTCAGTCGTTTTCCGGAACGGATATGACGAGCAACTTCAAGGATTTTACCCAGTTGGCAGTGCCTGCCACTATTGGGTTTAGTAAATCTGTTCCTTGGAGAATGACGGCACTTGAATTGCGCGATGCTCTTCAGGAAAACCGTCTTGGAAATGCCGCCAAGCAGAAACTGGCTTCCGATATCAACGTAGCGGTGATGAATGTCGCTTCTAATCAGGGAACCCTGGTTGTTTCTCGCGGCAGTGCTGCCACTGGGTTTGATGACGTTGCTCAGATTGAAGCGATTATGAACGAGCAGGGAGTTCAGGATTTTGAGCGTTGCTTGGCTTTGTCCACTCGCGACTACAACGGCATGGCAAGCAACCTTGCTGCCCGTCAGAACCTTCAGGCGAGCAAGACGATTACGGCATACGAGAAGTCCCGTGTTGGGATGGTAGGATCATTTGATACCTACAAGCTCGATTACGCCAACCGTCTGACTCCGGCGGCAGGGGTAAGCGTAAGCATCAATGGCGCAAACCAGTGGTACACACCTCGCGCAACGAGCACCGCTTCTACGGGCGAAGTGAGCAACGTCGATAACCGTTACCAGAACATCAACATCACTGTTGGATCTGGCACCGTTAAAGTTGGCGATGCGTTCACGATCACCGGCGTGTTTGCAGTGCATCACATTACCAAGGCATCCACCGGCCAGTTGAAGACCTTCCGCGTCACCGCGATTGTCTCCGGTTCCGGTGGGACAGGCACTGTGCAAATCAGCCCTCCCATCATCTCTGGTGGTGGTGGAACTGACGCTGAACTAGAATACCAGAACGTCACGACCACACCGGCTTCCGGTGCGGCTATCACGTTCCTGAACACGGTCACGGCAAACATCAACCCATTCTGGCAGAAAGATGCGATTGAGTTGCTCCCAGGCCGTTATGTGATTCCTCCTGATGCCGGTGTTGCAGTGATGCGTGCCAGCACAGATCAGGGCATCGAAATCGTGATGCAGAAGTTCTACGATATCAACACGATGGTGACCAAGTATCGTCTGGACTGCTTCTTCGGTGTTGTGAACAAGCAACCCGAAATGACCGGCATCATGCTGTTCAGCCAGACCTAATCTGGGTAGCTAGGATTACGGGGAGGGGCAGGAAACTGTCCCTCCCTTCTCTTTAATTTTATGCGAGGCAAAACGCTTGTAGAAATTTTCTGCAATGAAACAATGCTTTACCGGCATCCTGGGGCGCATCGTATTCACGGTGATCTTTTCGATTACACTGTGGTTGACGCTTCACGCGAGGGAGTGCTTGACCTTGCGCTCAAAGAAGGATGGTATCTGACTCCGGCAGAGGCAAAAGCCGCAGCAAATCCTCCAGAGAAGCAAGCTGACAAGAAAAAGAACTAATTATGGCCTGGACAAAGCGCCTCTATATTCTCGCGGCGTTTGAAGAAATAGGACTCGCATCCTATATCTATGACCTGACGGCAGATCAGTTGAGTTCCGCGTTGTTGCGGTTAGATTCCATGATGGGATCATGGAACTTGAAGGGGATAAATGTGGGTTGGCCTATTTCTTCGGCGCCCCAAACCTCATCAATTGACGATGAAACTCCCGCGGTTCCGGACTCATGTAATGAGCCGATCATTTTGAATTTGGCAGTGCGACTGGGGCCTGGGTATGGCAAGGAAGTGGCACTGGAAACCAAGATGGCAGCAAAGCAGTCCTATGATGCTATGCTGATTCAATTTACGATTCCAGCAGAGTTGCAAATGCCCACCACAATGCCTTCTGGATCGGGTAACAAGTACTGGAACGACCGGTATTTGATTCAACCTAATTTGGACCCGCTTCGAGTAACCAAAAACGGTCAGCTAAACTTCAACGATTTGTAATATGTCCATTGAAAGACTTGCGTTAACGGATTTAGTTCAAGACGGAACAACTTTTGCCGTTAATAACAACGGGCAGGATTACAGAGCACTTGGCTCAACTGTTTTGGCCTGGATGCAGGCCGGAACAAGTTCTGTTGATGGGAAACGCCTTCAATATGTCGCTCCGAACGCAACCGGTTTTACTGTTCTAGTCAACGACTCGAACAAAAGCGTTTGGTTGGTGCTTACTCCGCTTGCTGCATATCTTACTGGAGCAATCACACTGCCTTCTGTTTTGAATTCTGTTGAGTCACAAGAAATCCTTGTGAATTGCACCCAGGCCGTTACTGCGTTGACTATAAATGGTAACGGATCTACGGTTGTTGGCGCACCCACATCATTGTCAGCAAATTCTTTTTTTACGTTGCGATTTGAACCGGTGCTAAAAGTCTGGTACAGAGTAGGATAATTTATGGTCATCATCCCTTTCATTCCAAAGTACGCCGCGGGACAAACGGTTTCGCCTACAACAACGTCTGCCAGCGTTACCCTGGGTGTTGGGTCAAAGTCTTTGTGCCTTACGAATCTTGGGAGCGTGTTAATTTACGTTCGCGCAAGTTCCAACGGAAATCCTGCAACCAACAAGGATTACCCAGTGCCGGTTGGATCACAAGTTACTATTGGTAAGTTTCAAGATGACAGTGTTTTGGCTTACATTTCTGATTCCGGTACTGGTTCGCTTCATATTATTCAAGGCGAAGGTTTCTAATGATCCGTTACCTTACACGCAGGAGATCCAAAAGCCCTTGGGGTGTAGCGTCTGGTGGAACCGGAGGCGGCAACCTTAATGGCGAGAATGCGTTTACGGTAGTTTTTGCTCGCACTGTGGACAACGGCAGTGCATCAACATCAAGTTTTACAACCGCTTACAACGGAGGAACTGCTTAATTTATGGCCGATAGAATTCAACTCCGTAGGGATACAGCAGCAAACTGGACCTCTGCAAATCCCGTGTTGTCATTGGGCGAAGTGGGGTTGGAGACTGATACCAAAAAGAGTAAGTTTGGTGATGGTGCTACGGCCTGGACAGGGTTGGCTTACATGGCCGGTTCTGGAACTGTAGGCGCAACAGGCGCCACAGGCGCCACAGGAGTTACGGGAGCGACCGGCATTACGGGTTCTACGGGAATTGGAGCAACTGGAGCGACTGGTGCTCAAGGCGCTACAGGAGTTGGATCTACTGGATTGACTGGATCTACTGGATTGACTGGATCTACTGGATTGACTGGATCTACTGGCGCCACTGGCGTCACTGGAGCTACCGGAATTCAGGGAGCAACGGGAGCAATAGGAGCGACTGGAATTCAGGGAGCAACGGGTGCTACTGGAGCTACCGGAGTCATTGGTGCAACTGGAGTCATTGGTGCAACTGGAGTTATTGGTGCTACAGGGGTAGTAGGGTCTACTGGAGCTACCGGAGTCATTGGTGCAACTGGAGTCATTGGTGCAACTGGAATTCAGGGAGCAACGGGTGCTACTGGAGCTACCGGAGTCATTGGTGCAACTGGAGTCATTGGTGCAACTGGAGTTATTGGTGCTACAGGGGTAGTAGGGTCTACTGGAGCGACTGGTGCTCAAGGATCCACTGGAGCGACCGGAGCGACCGGAGCGACCGGCGTTATTGGGGCGACCGGAGCGACCGGAGCGACCGGCGTTATTGGGGCGACCGGCGTTGCTGGAACAGTTGGAAATACTGGTGCCACTGGTCTTACTGGTGCTACCGGTGCTGGGGCAACTGGTGCTACCGGCGCTACTGGAGTTGCTGGTGCCACTGGTTTCACTGGTGCTACCGGTGTTGGTGCTACCGGTGTTGGTGCGACTGGAGTTACAGGTGCGACTGGAGTTGCTGGCGCTACCGGCGCTACCGGTTCTGGCGCTACCGGCGCTACTGGAGTTGCTGGAGCTACTGGTGCTGCTGGGCAATCTAGTTCATTTTTTAATTATCAAGCTGATACTACAACTCAGTCACTGCCTCCAGGCACAGCAATTTCTAATGGTCATATAATTTGGAACAATGCAACACAGACGAGTTCAACTGTAATTGCCTTATCGCACATTGACGCAAACGGAAACGACATTGATATTTTCTTTCCGTTATACAAAGCAAACGACACGTTTACTTTACAGGATCAAAATAATTCAGATAATTACCAAACTTGGAAAATTACTGGCGCCCCAACAATTGGGACAAACGCCTATATTTTAATGCCAGTTACGCTTCAGGCTTCTGGAGGAACTGGAACAACGCCAGGGTTTGCAAATAATCATCAGTTGATTTTTGCGATTGTGACATCTGGTCTTCAAGGTGCCACTGGTCTTACTGGAGCGACCGGTATTGGTGCCACTGGAGTTGCTGGTGCCACTGGAATTGCTGGTGCCACTGGTGTGACTGGAGCTACCGGAGTGACTGGAGCTACCGGAGTTGGATCTACGGGAGTTACTGGTGCTACCGGTGCTACCGGTGCCACTGGTCTTACTGGAGCGACCGGTATTGGTGCTACTGGAGTTGCTGGTGCTACTGGAGTTACTGGAGCGACCGGATTGACTGGAGCGACCGGATTGACTGGAGTTGCCGGATCGACTGGATCGACTGGAGCAACGGGCGTTGTTGGCGCCACTGGAGTCATTGGATCAACAGGTGCAACTGGCGTTTTGGGAGCGACTGGATCGACTGGAGCAACCGGCGTTGTTGGAGCGACCGGCGCGACCGGCGTTGGCACTGCTGGTGCGACTGGGGCGACTGGCGTTGGCACTGCTGGGGCGACTGGGGCGACTGGCGTTGGCACTGCTGGGGCGACTGGGGCGACTGGCGTTGGCACTGCTGGGGCGACTGGCGCGACTGGCGTTGGCACTGCTGGGGCGACTGGCGCGACTGGCGTTGGCACTGCTGGTGCGACTGGGGCGACTGGCGTTGGCACTGCTGGGGCGACTGGGGCGACTGGCGTTGGCACTGCTGGGGCGACTGGGGCGACTGGCGTTGG